CGTTTTTCAAAAATAGTGTGAAAAAAATTTCTGGGGCTTTTTGACCCGCCAGGGTCGCCCCAGTTTTTTTAGCCATATACTGCGCGGTATATGGTTACCCAGTAATCCGAATATTCTCTGTCTTCTTTAAATCAGTTGTGACAAACTGCGAAGATTGACCATATTTCATAATATTCTCAAAGTCTTTAATCACAACAGGAACGAACTCCTTGCTGATGATATTGATATTTCTCTTTTCATCATTTCTGTTAAGTTCATATTCAAAATAAGAAACAGATTTGATTGGTGATACTCTACGAATCTGACCACCTCTGAGATATTGTACTGTAAAGTTTTCATCAACTGAAAGACCGCCTTGGATAATCAGTTGGTTGTCAAAATCTCTGAACTCTGTTGTTTCATAGTGATGTATTTGTGCCAACTGTTGAGGTGTGTATTTTTCATTCAGGTATAAATTAAGATCAAACTCTGTCATTGGCCAGTCATTCTTGATATCAATGATGTTGTTAGCAGTCAGGATTAACCAATCAAGATCTGGTGTTCCATACACGTCCTCAGATGTAATATCAGGTCTATCATCACCGACAATTTTGTACTTGGTAAAATTAACAAATTTTGTAAAATAGTCATCTCTTACAACAACTCGACGAAAGAGATTCTTGACACGCACAGTGTCAGAACTTCCTTGTCTATCATTCAGTAGAGAGGGATAATCTAAGTTGGGAATACCTTTAAAATAGTTAGCCATTAGAAACCTACATTGTCGTCATCAGGGAAAAACTTTTCACCATAATCTTCATCATAGATAGGAACAAGCTCTGAAAAACCCAACGTGACCACAGTCGTGATTGGTTGACTATCTAAATCATAGACAGCGTATCTACCCTCACCACCCAAATAATCCACAGAGATATTGGTGAGTGCACACGTTTTAAATTTATTTAATCCTTTGATATCAGAACCGGCGCCGACGCCTTTTGATCCCGCTTTTCGATATTGAAGACGAAATACATCTGGAGTACCAAGTAATAAATTACCAGATGCACCAGTAGATAGGCCGTCTAACGTGACACCTTTTTTGACAGCTGATCTCTCTTTCAGGACTCTGATAATGGTACGAACTCGCGCAGATTCCCTGTCATTTCTTGGACTGAATCTAACTGAAAAATCAAATTGTCTAAGACTTGGCCCTGTGAAAAGAAGTTCAAGATTTGGATTTTCGATGACGCCGCCAAGTCTAGTAATCGCCTGATTGACATCGACATTCACACCAAGAAGACCTGATATACTAGTAGCGGCGAGTCGTGCTATTCTTCTTTTTCTTATAAATGGATCAGCAACGAGAGAGCTAATTTCTTGGGCTGCGGTGCCAATAGCTTGTCCAGCATCGTCGAAAAGATTACTACTATCCCCTAGAAAAGGAAGAACAGCTACACGAGAGGCTGATCCAGCTGTGCTAGTCATTTCAGCACCGCCCCAATTGACAGCATTCTGATCAGCGATTGCGTTTGGGATGGGAATTTGAATGATTTCTCTGGGCTCTTCCAATCTTTGTCTTGCCAATCTGGATTGAGATGATCCCGAGCTTATACTAGGAATGCCTCCTGGTTGATAAGCGAAAATTGCAATTTGTAAGAAATCTTGGATGTTAGTGTCCATATCCAAGGGATATTTCAATACACCCGCAGCGTCTTTTCTTTTTTTATTTGTCCCTGTGGTTCCAAATTGTAAGGCGGTCGTGCTTGCCGGGCTCAAGAAAGCCTGCACGGTTTCAAGAGCAGTTCTTTCAAAACGTCCAAGTAAAGTATCCACTCCTTTTGTTTTTGGAAGTGTAGCCTCACCACCCTGAGATATAACTTCACCCCTCTTATGAGCCACAGCTTGAACTGCGGCAATCAATCCCTGTTCCACGAAAGCCTGGCCACCCATCGATTGGATGAGGGTTTGATTAAACACAGCACCTCTATTAGCAATGGGAAGGGTAGTTGTGTTTTTTAAACTTGTGACATCTTTGACTTGAAAGACCGTTGTGCCTGTACCCGCTCTGAATTGATCAGGAGTAGCTTTAATGATCGAAGCGGTGTCAGCAACAGCGTCTGCCTTGACATAGTACTTGAGATCAGCACTCGCTGGTGATCGGACTAAACCAGTTAATGCGTCTGTGGTTTCAGCCATCACAGATTCCCCCAGACTCTTCTAGTGGGGAAGTCACGACCATCGGGATAAACAAATTTATCGGTGGGTAACACTGACACCTCAGGCATCTCTTTTTCTGGGACTCTCATTACAGTGCCTTGGACCCCACGGAAATAATATTTATGTAGAGTCTTATTGGGCACAACAATACCATCTGCATTATTTAGAAGAGATCCCGCAATGCCTAGGCGAACTCTTGGTGGTATGTAATGTAAATTAGCACCTAGAAAACCATCGCCAAATATATCAATGATATACGTGACGGGATATTGATCGTAATACTTCAATTTAAGAGGCTTTGTCGCAACGTAGTTAAAGAAATATGTCTCTCCTGCTTGAAATGAACCAGATACCTCATCAAGTTCGCCAGGTGAATCATACTCTTCACCCTGATAATTATTCAAAACTTTGGCAAGCGTCTGTCGATACCAATCTTTGTTTTGGAATCGACCTCCAGCTTCAGACTTGACGATTGATGCGATACTCATTTAATACCTAGTTCTTTTTCTGTGAAAATTTTAAATTCCCAGAGACGGTCATCACAAAACTCTTTACAAGCTTTCCACTTGGCCTGATTAGTACCCCACGTATAGACTTCATTAATCCAAGTCTTTGTTTTTCTTGGAGGGTTGGGGTCTGGTTCTTTACACTGTTTTAGTGGCTTGATCTCAACAACCATTCGACGCATCTTGCCAGTTGTATCGATATACTTAATGTAAAAGTCAGGATAATATCTTCGTTTTTTACCACTCACAGGATCCTTATATGGAACAAAGAATTCTTCACTTCCCCATTCAAGAATATTTTCATTACCATCACAATAAACCATAAATCGACGTTCCCACAATGATCTATAAATGATGTTAGTTGGATCTCCTCTATATTTTTTAGGATTGGAAGGTCTATACTTCCCACTGTAACTCATAAATAAAAACATCTGGCTGGTATCTTATTTAGAATTCAATGTCACCACTAAAGAATTATAAAATAGACGACATTAAATCGAAATTCTCAACGGTTGCTCTTGACAACACGTATCAAGTTGTTTTTAATCATAACAATTTTATTATCGATGAAGCAATCAAATTGGGATTCACACTTGAATTTTTGAATGAAGATCTTGGTTTATATGTCAAAGATGCGGTGTTGCCTGGATCTTCATTTGGTGACGTAGAAGTTTCGGGTGATCGACAAGGGATCACCGAGAGAGTAGCTTTTTCAAGAATTTATGATGACATTACATTAACTTTTTACGTGGATAGAGCTTACAATGTGTTAAAATTCTTTGAACTTTGGAATCAAACTATCAATCCCATTTTTGGTAGAAGTCGCGCTGCAACAATGAGATTTAGATATCCAGATGAATACAAATGTGATTTTCTAATCTTTAAATTTAACAAAGACTTTTTTTTGGGGGATGATCCAAACACTTTCTCATTTGCAAGTGAAAATTATAGACGAAAAACTATCAAAACTTATAGGGTTCTAAGAGCTTGGCCATATTCTGTCGCGTCTGTTCCAGTTAATTATGACGGTCAGGCAGCTCTTGAACTTAGTGTAACTTTCAGATATGACCGATATACAACCGACTTAGTAAGTGATACAGCAAGACAACAATTAATCGATAGTTTGTTAAACGTAGGGGGTATCGATTTTGTACGTGATCCAAATTTTGTAAATCCAGATGGATCACCAAGAGAACTTCAATTTGAAGTGGATAATACAGGACAATTTGGTCAAGCTGGATTTAATATTACCAGAAACCCCCTCCGCACTCAGGCAACTGGTGGGAATCTGCTTGGTCGTTGAGGCCTTGATTTTACTAATAAATACTGATACTGATAATTAATTTTTGTATGCCTTTACCAACAATTACAACTCCCACCTATGAGTTGACTTTACCATCCACTGAGAAAACAATAAAATATAGACCATTTTTAGTTAAGGAAGAGAAGATTCTGATTCTTGCTATTGAAAGTGGTGAACTCAAAGATATTACAAGAGCAATCAAGGATGTCCTTAAGAACTGTGTATTAACATCAGGCGTCAAGATCGACAAACTACCAACGTTTGACATCGAATATTTGTTCCTTAATGTTCGTGCAAAGTCTGTTGGTGAGAGTGTAGATATCATTATCACCTGCCCAGACGACGGCGTAACTGAGGTTGTTCAAAAGATTTTCATCGATGAAATCACCGTCAAAAAAAGAGATGACCACTCATCGGACATCAAGATTGATGATACCTATACATTGAGAATGAAGTATCCATCACTGGACCAATTCATCTCAGAAAACTTTGACTTCAAGGGAACTGCGGATAACACCTTTGCGTTGGTTGCATCTTGTATTGATATGGTTTTCAGTGAGGATGAGGCCTGGTCTGCATCTGATTGCACACAAAAAGAATTGGTTGAATTTGTAGAACAGTTTAATTCGTCACAGGTCAGACAG